TACGTAAACTGACACATATACCATCAGCATTTAGCATATACATCTTCAAAAATTTCTAAAAAATTAAGGCTTAACCACTATGGTTGATATGACCAATAAACGTCTTTCCGTTGCACCCATGATCGATAGTATCCCTGTATAAGCTAAACCCTATATAATTTAAGGCTTTGACTGCTATCAATAAATACAATGGTGCAGATACGGTGCAGATACTTAGACGGGTTTAGACCAACTACCGAGGATTCCTCGTAAGTTCGATTGTCTCTCAAAAACAGCGATTTAGAATGACAGAGCGTTTAGCTTCTCAAATTTTAGGCACAAAAAAACAGCCCACCTAAGTTAATAGATGGGCTTTGGAATTTTGGGCAATTTGTCTTAGTTTATAGAGGAACAATAAGCCTAACAAACCTCTTTCATAACGATGTATTGTTATGATTTTCTGCGTTACTTATCGCGAATGTTCGCACAAGGACTTTAAACCAACTGAGCCGTTACAACCTTTATCCGTGAGGACAGCCGACGGTAGGACTACAGTGCAGATATTATAGCAGCTAAACGTAGCTAAACGTAGCTATTTTGGATAGCTGGACCATGGCAATTGATAATGCGGACCGTCTTTAAACTTGGTCCAATCACCGCCCCATTCAATGCTAACGCCTACGTCTTTTGCTGCTTGCTTAACGGCTTTAGCTAATGGGTGGTAGTATTTCCAATCCCAAGTAACCTTGCCGTTTTCATCAAGTGCGAATAGGTCCACAGCATGACCGGTTAAATGACGACTATTCATGGTACGTGTAGCACCTTGTTTGAATAGCTCTTTTTGCCGTGTAATGGTCCGCAATCCTTCACCGACTGAGAAATCAGAACCAGTGATTTCAATGGTCCGCTTAACGACTTTGACCAAATCAGGGTTCAAGCCTTTTAACCGGTCCAGTGATTTTTCTGATAGCTTGAAATTACCTGTCGGATCAACTGGCTTACTTTCATCATTAACTGCGTCTTTCTCGGTATGCGCTTTGCAATGAATGGCAGCCTCAGCCATGGCATAAAACCCTGCGTGAGCTTGATTACCCCATGTGCCATCTACCTCACCACCATAGAAGCCGTGTAGCTTCATTGTAGCTTGTAGATTCTTAATAGTAGATTCTTGCATCAATCACCTCACAATTTTGGCTGTTTGATAATGCGACCTAAATAGCCACTCACAATCATGGCAATAGGCAGCCATTCAAGCGGTATCAAGTTTGCATCGACCACGCTATTAATTAGCGCGTAAAGTACAGCAACGATAATCGGCAAGATGACTGCCAGTGATTGCCACATTTTTTGCCAGTTATTAACGATAAAATTCATTTATTTAGCTCCAAAAAAAGCCCTAAAAATAGGGCGAATTATTTAATGATTATTACTTGCCGAATATCGCCCATGCTGCGTCTTTGATTTCTTTGATGACCTCGGATAGTGTTTTCCCTTGCATGAGCGCCACGGCTTGATAAACGATACCTATTGCGAGCATACCAAACACTGCCCACACAAGCATGATTGCCCCATGTGTCATGATGCTATAATTTTGATAGCCCATGATTTCTATGTGTGCTGCACCGCCAAATAGTGAGATTGTGACCGCAATCGTAAATTTAAAAATCACTGATATGTTGACGCTTATTTTCCCGTCTTTGCCGATATCGCCACTGAGCATCAAGCCGAATACCGCGCCAATGACGGCAGCAAATACTTTCGGCAAAAACACCAGCAGTTTGAGCAAAATAATATCCCAAAAGGGTGTGTTGTTTGGCATTGTCTCTCCTCAAATTTTAGATAAAATAAAACCCCAATTAAGGGGTTGGTTTTGGCTCTGATTGCCATTTGTTATCGTACCAGTACCACGGCTTAAAATAATCAGGCGGCGGTGTTAGGGTGAAATCCAAGTAGTCGGGCATATCGCTGATTACATATTGAGAAAATCCCACATCCTCCCTAAAAAATATAGATGATGATTTTTCATACAAGTATAGTTTAATCATTACCGCTTAACTCCTAATATCTGGCAAGCTGATGTTTCAAAACCAAACTCGTGATTAGTTTGTGTTCTAAAGTCCTTATAATTACCTGGTCCGCCTACGTAGGCGTTAGCAAATAAAACTATCTCAGCTATATACGTCACCTCTCCTAGTGCTTTTGGTGGAGAGTCCAAGATAGTCGGCATGGTCATTGTCTGGGGCGGTATACTTGCTGCAATGGAAGAAGCCATTCTCTTCACCCTTAAAGGAGTTGTTAGGTCTAACCTGCGAACCTGCAAATCGATATATTGGGGCGGAGTGATAGGTGTAGTTTTCGCTACTAAATCTAAGTAAACCATATCAGCAGAAAATTGTATGGAAACTGAACCACCCATTGGGTCGAATGTTGCTCTTGCAGCTTCAAAAACCCATTTGTGGAAATACCCAGGCTGACCAAACGGCGGGTTTGCTATATATACTTCGGAGTAGCTTACACCACTGCGCGGCACATTGTCTTTAAGAATGACAGTTTTATTTGGTATGTAAAACAATCTAGGGATTGTCACCGCATTACCCTTTATCTGCAACGTATCCACCTGCGCATCACCTATTTGAGCAGTCTTAATAGCCGCATCTTTGATTTGTATCGTATCAATAGAAGCGCGAGGTGCATAAAAGTTGCGAGTGTATAGCCCTGCTGGTACGGTCACACCATCAATCACACTTGCCGTATTGCGTACCACTAATTGACTTAAGCCATCATCACCGCCGACTGGTGGCGATACATAAAAGTTATCTGCATAAACGGCAAACTCACCAGTTTTGCCATCGTTGTATGTACCTACGCCAACAACCTTGCCGTTTACATCGAGCAGAGTCGTAGATTGAGCACGTAGACCATCAACCACCTCATCCGACCTTTGTATTGACGCAGTATTTTCGCCCACTGTTGTTTGTAGCGTCGTGACCTTGCTCGCTGTCGCACTTGTTGATGTTGCGACCGTGTTTAGATTTTCGATAAACTGAGCATTACTACCAGCTACACTAGATTGCAAGTTTGTTATGCGCTCATTCATCGCATAGTTATCACGCGCCACCGTTTTTGCGTATGTCCATTGCTGCGACTGACTGCTAAAGTATGTCGTTTTATCAAAATATTCGGGCTGATAGTCTGCAATGATGCCGTCCAGCCTTTCGCCTTGAGTGCCAAATTCGTTTGTTACAGATTGCTCGAAGTTAATAAATTGAGTATTTGTGGCATTAATACGGTTATTGGCTGCTAGTATTTCATTAATACGGTCTTGTGTCTCTTGACTGATTGCAAGCTCATTATCTTCAATCTTGCCAATCTTAGTAGTCAAAGCAGTATTGAGTGACGACTCTCTTATTTGCCCCTCGATTAAATCCATGACTTTATCAGCACTGGCATCTGTAACACCTGTTGCCCATGCTGACCACGGGCTGACAAAACCCAACTTATCAACTAAGCGAGCACGGTACGACTGCGACAAGTTGCCTTGCAAGCCTGTGACCGTATGCGTATTAGTCGGATAACTGACCTGTGTAAGTGTTGCAACATTGACATCAGGCGCAGAACCGACTTGTATTTCAGTAAATGCAGCATCACCTGAGCCACTAGCAAAGCCCCACTTCAAATCCATGCCAAACAAAATGCCGGTAGCAGTTAAACCAACTACTGTAGGCGGTAAACCTATCTTGCCCTTGACCTCTGTTAGCATCGAGCTTGTAGGCTGTGATTGCACATCAAACGCACTGACAGCTCGCACACGCGCAAGGTACTGACCGCTATAAACACCGTCAATCTCTGCGCTAGTGTTACCCGTACGTGGCACTTTAATCCACGTCCCATCATCTTTACGCCACTCGACATCATAAGCAACCGCACCGGATACTTGCGCCCAGCCTATCATGAGTGTTGCTACCGTTTGCCCTTGTACCTCACGATGACGACTACCGATAATCACACCGTCGGGCGCATCGACCGTATCGGGATTAACAATAGTGATATCAGTCGGTTTTACGTCTGTGCCAAAGTCGATAGCATCATACTTTTGTGGCTCATGCTGAATAGCGACAATGTTATAGGTATTGTCATCGTTCTCAGCGATCTGCATCACACGAAAACGCATCAGCTTTAAATCAGTCGTTTCAATCGCCCAAACGTGCTCAGGCTCAGCACTGGTAAATCCTGCTGTTACTGTAATGCGATTGCCGACCACATTTGATATATTACGACGCTCTGATTTGCCGCTACCGCCGTTAATGATAAGCACATCACCGACACTAGCCGTTACCTCCCTATCAAGCTCTATGATGCGCTGTGTCTCATTGACAGTGCTAACACGACCGCCATTGGCGCGACCTGCAAACAGCTCATCTGATACATTGATGATATTGCCAACCGTACAGTTAACCCCATCTAAGCCGACACTAAAAGCGACTTGTCTAGTTTCTAACTGCTCAGTTTTTAGCGCCCACAGTCCGGCTCGTTGTGCTTGTGCTTGACTGGTACAACCAAAAGCGGATAAATCCAGCACTTTGACGCCAAATTTAGCCATCGCCTTTTCATCGCGTATGTACTCGTATTCCGTTTCAAACTTATTAAGCGGATTACTCCAAGCGACTTTAGCTAAGGTATGACGGTCACGCGCTCTTGTGCCCGTGTATTCAAAATGACCATCAATGACGTTTGCACGGCTAAAAGTATAAACAGGGTCTTGCGGTACATCCGCATCAAGAATGATTTTCTCGCCATTCCAGTACGACATAGCGCGGAATATACCTGCGATATTCTGCAATACCGTGTAAGCATCTTCTTGTTTTTGCAGATAGACGTTACACGTAAAGCGTGGCTCTAGACCACCCTGACCGTCTGACACCATCTGATCGCAATATTGACCAAGTGCGTACAATGACCATTTATCAATCATCGTTGCATCAAGTCTATCGCCTAAGCCGAAGCGCCACTGAGTACAAAGATAATAGTAAGCCCATGCTGGGTTATTGCTATAAGCATCTTTAAATGTGCCATCCCAAATCCCTGTATAAGTGCGAGCAACAGCATCATAGTTTGATGGTACACGGATAATCGAGCCTTTAGCATGGACTGACATTTTTGCAATGCTGCTAAAAGTCTCAGCGTTATATTGCAAGCCAAGTAAAGCGGTATTAGGGTAAGCGAGTTTTACATCGATGACCTCAGCAACAGCCTCAATCGTCATTGTGTCTTGTATGTACTCGCTTGGGTCATTAGGCGTGATACGGCGTACACGTAGCTGCCAACCTGTGTTAGATTTTGGCAAGTCAATACGATGGGTGCGCTCATACCCTGCTGATAACTTGTCCTCAATCTTGGTATTTAAGACCTCAACATAAGCGCCGCTACCTGTTTTTAGGTCAATGGCATACTCAATCTTATAGCCTGTCACATCGCCGTTATCAGGATTGGTTTTAGACAAACGATTCCATTTGAAACGCACCCGTAAAGCGGATAGCTGACTGTCAGTAAACGCTTTAATGTAAGGCGTGGCACTCTTTAGCTCAACACCGATGGGCGTTTCATTGCTTACATCGGGAAAGCCTTGGATATATTCCTGCTCATTTGTGCCAGCCCTAAAATCCCATGTTACGCCCTCAAAGTTTGGATTACCGGCGTCATCAAGTAATGGCGTACCATCAAGATAAATGGATTTACCGCCATCGACAAGACCGGCAATCTCACCCTCAGCCAAGCCGTAAAGGATTTTAACGGTGCTGGTAGATGATGCTGTGTCTTTAGCGATAGAGGGCTTACGTGGCTTTTCTTGACCTTTTTTAGCGCCTTTGATTGCGATAGCTGTCATTATTGCGTGTCCTCTGTATAAATACCTGCGCTGCCAATAAAGCCGCCCCACATACCCTCACCAATTGCAACGGGTACGGGATTGTTTTGGGCTGTGGTAGTGACTGCACCGCCAAAACCATAGTTAGCCCTGTTGCCATCCTCGTCCTGAGTGCCTAGATCAGGATTAGGCATTAGCAATGAGGCAGCACCGCCTATCATCAAGCCGACACCTGCACCAATCATTGCCAAGCCATTAGCCGAGCCAAGACCGCCACTAAATCCAATCAATGCCGCACCTGCTATCACCTGTAACCATGCAAACGCTTTACCGCCTGAACCCATGATTTTAGGTACAACATGAATAACGCTCGCACCTGTCACGCTGTCAATATCGTTTTCGCCTAGATTCTTTTCATCAGCAAATACCGCGAAGCGCATACCGTTTTGCTCAGCTTGCAGCATGAATTTTTTAAAATCTGGTAACTGGCAGCTAATAGCGTGAGTTGCTTCTTTCGGCGTCAGAACGTCAAGCATAAAATACTTGCCGAATTGCTCTAGTACGCCATGCAAGACAATCTTTTTCATAATTTACGCCCATAAAAAAAGCCGCCGGTTAAGGTGACTTGTTTGTTTTTGCTTTAGGTTTTATTCGCCGTTCTCTATTCTTATTTTCGCACAGTAATTTTTAGCATCTTCTTTCTTATCGAAAAATTGACGACGATGATTAGCTCCGGTTAAGTCGAAAACAACGCCCACCCAGCCATCGCCATCGGGATTCATGTCAACCGTGTATTGATACCTATCTGTTTTAGCTACTTCAGCAAAACTATATCCGTATTTTCTACCATCTTCCCATTGCAAGTTACCCATAACAACCCCTAAAACATTGATTTATGTCTTATGATTATAGCAGCTCTACGTTGCCAAGCCTCACTATACATCTCTCTCAGCGACATTTGATTGTACGGATGATGCAATACTAAGCAATCACTGATTACGTCCTCTGTGTGCTCAGATTTAAGCGTACCATCACCGATAAAGATAAGGGCGTGGTTCACATGGGCAGTACGTCCTAATCGGCAAAGTATCAAGTCATGCTTTTGGATTGTATCAACTTCTACAAAACCCTCTTTCTTAAAGTTATCAAGATACAAGGGCTTGCTTTTGGCATCCGTCCACCATTCGTCTTTGCGCTCGTAGTCGTTAAGTGTTATGCCAAGCTCACGCTGATAGTAGTCTTTAACGAGTGTAAAACAATCCATCAGCCCATGATGATACTCACGCCCTAGTAATGGTGCTTGATAACCATCGGGCTTGTGTAGCTCGACATTTTCACCGTCTGTTATGATCCAAGGCAAACCATGTAGATTCATTTGCACTCTGTCGGGCTGACTAGGTGCGGTCGTTCCGTCTGGGTGCGAATGGCAGTAGGCTAAAATCTTACCTTCTTTGGCAGCTCCTACGAGGTCGATAACATCAATCTCAAACTGGTTGTCATCAAGCGACACGTTGGTACATGGTATGTATTCTTTACCGACTATTACTCCGCATGACTCCTTAGGGTAACATTCGTTTGCATGGTCGTTAATAACTTTTTTTATCTTAGCTGTTAGCATAGTACCGCCTTATTTTTGACAATAAAAAACCACCCGTTAAGGTGGTTCGTTTGTGTACTTTTTATTTAGCTTACGTTATGCACAACATAGTGTTGACGATCAAACTCAATCAGTAGGTTTTTAACAAACTCGTAAGCACCTTTCTGCTCTATATCAAAACCACTATCAATAGCTATCTTATCCATCTGCTCTTTAGTCATAACACTTTCAATGTGACCGTCGTAATCATAACAGACGACATTCATGTCATCGTCTTGTACTAATTTATTAGCCATAATAAAACCTATTGATAGTTGTAATTCATATTGAGGGACAGCAATTCGCTGCCTGTATAACCATACTTAATCCTATACCTAACAGCGCCCTCAGACATTTTTATCTCTTTAGCTATCTCAGAAACTGTTAGCATCCTACCGTCACCAACATTATGTCTAACATCCCTTTTTCGCACTGGAGCCGACATATCTTTATTGGTAACACCATCATGTCTATGCCTAAGTGTTGAGTCAGCCATACCCAGCTCTCTAGCTGCCTCAGCGATGGATGAATAACTAATGCCGTTGATACATACCAGCTTGTTATTCCTCTTATTATTACCTTGCACTAAGGGTGTTGTCCATCTGCAATTATCAGGGCTATAACCCTTATTGTTATCTATTCTGTCAATAGTTGCGCCCTTCGGTCTGTCGCCCATGTCTGATATAAAATTATTAATATCAAGCCACCTATCACAAACACCTATACCCCTGCCACCATAATCAGGGTAATTCCTAGAGTCTTCCTTGTTGCACCTATGTAGAATCCCGCTCCATGTTTTATATAGCGGATGTGTGGACATTCCATGTATTGTCTTTCTTTGTCTGCCGTACTCCTTTTGGTAGCAGCCACACGATACCTGATAGCCTTTTGTTACGCTGCCCTTACCTGCGCTTTTTACCACTCCACACTCACAAGAGAAAAACCAGTTGATGCGGTTAGTAACACTCCTATCCCTACTTATTGCAGTTAATCGACCAAATTTCTGACCAGTTATATCTAATTCTTTTGCCATGAAAATACCTTATAAATACTTGTTTTATAAGGTATTATTATAACATTAATGTGTTAGTTTGACAACGCAGAGCTAGGAAAACCACCAAACGGTAAAGAGTTATTGTCACCGAAGCGCAGCCTACAATCAGACAGTCTGCCACCACACTCGTCTTTAGAAACATCGCTTGTGGGCACGCCATCTTTAGTGAACATAGCGGTACCTATGTAACCACATTCGGATTGGCGATAGCGACCGTGCATACACCAGTGGCAGAACGATGTAATTTCACGGCTTGGTATTCGTGCGCCCTCGAAATCTATAGGATTTGAAAGCTCAAAGGTGACTTGTGAGGCATTCTCACTTACCTTTTGCTCAATATACCAAACTTGTTTTCTAAACTCGCTAGAGTTAGCTTGTGGGTTGCCGTCACTAAAATTATCAGCATCAAGGTATTGGGCTAATGTGTTGTACACAGTAATCCTGCTTCCGCCAAAATCATCGTGGCGTAAGCATAGGGCGCTAATTGCACCCTGTATGCCGTTTAAGTTATTAGCTAATGCGAGGCTTGGCATTGATGCCTTGCCATCGCCGCGCATCTCTAAGCCGTCTGTCTGTATCGGTATCGGGCTGTAGGTTTGACCTTGCCAAATAATGTCGCTTTTAACTGTCTTAGCATCAGGATTGATAATAGCCCAATCCTCAAACGACACATGACCGTGCCACCGCATGATGCCTGCACCCAATTTAGTAGCGTCAAGCTCATACAGCGTCACAAGCCCCGTAACGCTGAGCTTTTGTAAGTCAGATGAAAGCATTTAGACCTCCGGTTGTGTCTCGGTTGGCATGACTGGCGGATCTTTTGGCAGCTCATGCAGACGCAAGCTGATAAAGCGACTTGCAGGAATGTCACGAGGCTTTGCTAGGTTTGGCACGATATCACCTGTCTCGTCATCAAACCGCTTGGCATATGTTTTAACGCTAATATCATTGTTTGCTAGTTGCTCATAAACCACTGCAACAAGCACGTTGCCGTTGGCATCTTTGGGTGTTTCGATATACCAGCCTTCTTGCGCTAAGCCAAGCGAGCCTTTGACTAAGTAGTCGCCTGTGCCTAGCTTTTCAAATGTAATGCCGCCTTGGTTTTTTGCGTCATCGTTTAATGTTATACCGTCGTTATATAAATCAACGACAGGACTTGCGCCTTTTAAAAAACCGTTACCATCTCTTACTACATTTTGAGTTGTGTAAAATGTATGTACTGCTGACGGATTTAAATCTTTATTGCCCTGAACTGTGCCATAGTAAGCATATTGTGGCGCTCCCCCAACGAATGTTGAGCCACCGATGAGTAGTGAGCCGTAATTTGATTGTATTGAAACAAACCCACCAATCAAATCCGTAGCATTATAAAAACCGTTTCTCAACGTAGGATTTGTGCCTGTTGTTGTTTTTGAGATGTCACCAAAGTCAGTTAATTTTGCAGCACCGAAACCAAACGAACCAACTTCCATTACATTGCCTGCTGCACCGCCCACCAATCGACTCGCTGCATGAGTCTGATTGCTAAAGTTTGCAGCTACTTTTGTCATCGCAAGCCAAGGATTGTCGCCTGTTTTGTCAGCGGGTACGCCTGTGCCTGGGTCTGGTATTTGAATTGTCATAAATTTTTCTCACAAAAAAGCCCCGATTAAGGGCGTGTTATTTGATTGCGTTAAGGTATAAATGCTTGCTTGAGATTAAAGGATATTTGCCAGACGTCAGCGCCCAAGTGGGGTTCGCTTATTTCGCCAACCGTTCGATAGGTTTTAGTCTCGCCTCTGAGCGTCAAGTAAAAAGGCGTTACCCCTCCATGATCTATCAAAAACTGGTAAATCGCCTCAATCTCAGCAAGCCGTCCAGTTTTAGCGACTTGCCAAGACATGACATTGTTGTTGATACCAAATGACGATACTTGCTCATAGCCATCACCAAACTGTACGTTATTGGTCTTAGGGGTAGTTGTTCGTGTCGCCCCAGCATTGACGCACCATGTAAAGGTTTTAAGGGTCACGTAACAACCCTCCTTGACGTTTCTCTTTGCGTGTTACATCAATAACAATCTTTTTAATCGAATCCGCCATTGCTCGGCTCATTTCTCGGTTTATCTCGTCACTGGTTTTCGACTTGCTGATTTCAGCACTGACATTAAAACCAAACAATCTTACGTTTAACTTAGCCATACAACATACCCCCTTGGCGTTTCTCTTTGCGTAACGTGTCCATGACTACGGCTTTGATACCGTTTGCCATATCACGCCCCATGCGTTCATTGTCGCCCGATACGCTAGCATTGCCTTTAGCATCGACGTTTACGTTGATATTGATATCGCCAACTCCACCACCACTAGGCGCCTTACCACTCCGCATAGCATTGAGATTATCAACCCCGATACGCTTAGTCGATTGAGCATCAAAGACGTACTCTTGACCGTGGACCGCCCCAGCTACTTGATTAACGCCCATGTTGCCCGTGTAACCACCAGCCTTGAAGCCTTTGGGGTTAATAGCGCCAACTGCTGCTTGAATAACACCTGTTTCTGCTGCCGCAATCGCCACAGCGCCCAAGTTATAAGGAAATGGTGCAGACGCCCATGCCAATGCTAGAGCCGTCTTACTGGCTAACAAGACACGCGCTAATGCCAGTCCCTTTTCAACTGCAAACATGGCTCTATAGATACCTGATTGCTCACCAGCAAAACCTTTGGCGATACTCGCAAGACTGCCAAATAGCTTTTCATTGCCTGATAGCAGCAAATCACGCTTAGCGTCCATATAAGACTGCTCAATGGCTTTTCGCTTCTCAACTTCTGATCCGATAATGCCAGTCTCTAACATTTCATTGGTCTTTATGATTTCTAATCGACGCGCATAATCCGCTTCAATCTTAGCCATTGGCGATTCATTAACTAACTCAGTCATCACGCCATCAACTGCTTTTTTGCTCGCTTCCTTATCTTTACCAAGCTGTGCAAATCTCGCTTGTATTGCAGCCGTAGCTTTAGCTGTCATGCCTAGCTGCTCAAGCGCCCGTGTTTGCTCAATGAGCTTATCGGTCAACTCTTTAGTGGCGTCTTTGTATTTATCGGTGTGCTCAATATCGTACATGAGCGAGGCAAGTGAGCTACTATTACCAAATAACGCTGTCTGCTTCATTAGCCCGTCAATACTGTCTTGTACTGACTTATTAGCGGCTGCCAGTTTGGTTTTTGCTTCAAGCTCAGCAGTAACATTACGATACTCGTTCTTTTTAGCATCGCTCACACCATTGTACTTACCGATTTTAATATCGTACTCGAGATCCGCTAAGTTGCTGTTATTGCCAAATAGCGCAAGCTCCTTTTTAATTCTAGCAATGCCAGTGTCCACTGCTTCAATGGCAGAGCTTGCCATTTTTTGCGCTTCGGTTTTGACAGCTTTAGCGCCTTTTTTGATACCGACTGCCATACCCTCGGCGGTCTGCTCACCGACTTTTTTCATTACCCGTGAAGGACTGCGAATATCAAGCACACTTTTAGCTTTAGCAACTGCACTTGACGCCATACTACCGATTGCAGTAGCAACACCACTTGCGCCTGACTTGATACCGTTGACTAAACCCATCACGATATCTCTACCGATTTGCATCATACGGCTAGGCAGTTGGCTTAACGTCGTTATAATGCTTGTCTTAATGTTATTAAACGCTGTTACCGTAGCGGTTTTAATGCTATTCCAAGCACTGCTTACCGCCTGTTTTGCAGCTTCAAGACTGGATTTAATCGTCGCTGTGATAGCTGCCCATTTAGCGTTAGCGTAGGCGTTGATCTGATCCCAGTTTTTATACAGAGCCACACCGATAGCTATCAAACTTGCAATAGCGATAACCAAGATACCGATAGGACTTGTCACAAAAGCAATCGCAGCACCAAACGCCCATGTTGCTGTAGCAGCGACAGCACTGATTGCAGACCACGTTACAGTAGCAGCCGTCATGATAGCTGTTGATGCAGCAGCAGCAGCAGACGCCACAGAGCTAGCGATAAGTGCGGCATTGTGAATCAATAGTATTGCTGACACCCCACCTATCACACCACCTATCACTGTAAATAGTGTCTTATTCTCGCTAATCGTTTTACTGATAGTTTCCCAGTTTTGATAAACCAATACGCCCACTACAACCAGCGCTGATAGCGCGGCAATAGTTAAGCCCATTGGCGTGGCTAATGCGGTATAAGCGAGCTTTAAGCCATCTATGGTTGTCTTGGCAGCATTAACGCCATCAGCAAAAAGCTTCATGCTTACAACTGCTGCAAGCAATGAGCCGCCAATCGTTACAATTTGCTTAATTAATTCAGGGTTTTCAGACACCCATATACTTATCGTGGCTATAAAAGGGGTTAGTGTATAGAGCAAGTCATTTAATGCTGGTATAAAAGCATCACCAATCCCAGCAACTACGCCATCGATATTCTGCTTAAATAACTTCATTTTATTGGCAGACGTTTCGCTAATTTTTACAAACTCCTCGTCCATCGAACCAAAATACTCTTTGGTTGTGCCAGCTGTCTCACCAAGCATCGCCCAGTTGTTTTCTAGTACGCCCACACTAGCTGCGAGCATGGTTATATCATCACCAAACTCTTTACCAATGATTAGTGCGTTTGTACCGATTCGCTCCGACTGCTCAAGCTTATTGATAGCCTCTAAATAAGTAGTGATTGCTTGTTTACCATCTGTTTTGACTAGCTTGCTAAAATCCTCAATGTTTAATCCTAGCTGTTGAAATCCTATCTCTTGTGATTTGGTAGCATTATCTAGCGTAGAGAATGTAGTCAATAGTGAGTTGACCGCCGTTGATGCAACCTCGGCAGGCTTACCCATTGCGATTAATGCACCTGTTAAGCCTAACGTTGCGTCCTCTGACAAGCCAAAGACTTTTGCCACGCCACCGACACGCTGTAATGAATCGATAAGTTGTGCTGCTGTGGCTGGCGTATTGTTTGATAGTGTATTGATCGCATCTCCCAAATTACTGATATTCTCAATCGGTATCTGAAACACGTTAGCGATTTTTGCCATGCTGTCAGCGGCTTGCTGTGCTGGTATATCAAACGCCACGCCCATCTTTGCCATAGTCTCAGTAAAACCAATTAGGTTTTCCTCTGCGATACCTAGCTGACCACCCGTAGCGGTAACAGCCGCCAATTCTTCAAACGTCTGCGGTATGCGCGTGGTTAGCTCTTGCAGACCCTTGCGCATATTTGCCAAACCATCATCGGCTGCAAAATTAACCGTCTTATTAATTTCAGCCATAGATGATTCCCATGACTGAGCTTTGTTAATAGATAGCCCGATAGCACCAGCAAGTGCAACACCTGCTAATGCAGCCGCTTTTGCCATACCATCTAATGCTTTTTGACCGCTTGCAGCCGACGCATTTAGCCTATTGGTATCACGGCTTGCCCTATCAGCTCTGTTACCCAAATCACCCGTATCGTCTGCTGCACCGTCTGCTGCTGCACCAAGCTCTTTTAGTCGCTCTTTTAATGCCTTAATACGAGCCTCGGCAGCTTGCGAATCAATGACAATACTAAGTCTACTTTCCTGCTCCATTGCCGACCCCTTTATTTTAGGCATAAAAAAACCACTCAAAAGAGTGGTTGTAAATTCGTAATAAAAAGCCCTGCAATTTATGCAAGGCTCTCTTTGATTTAAGTTTTGGCTAGTCTATTATCGACCGCCCCAAGTGCGAGTACGTGCATCTTGGCGTTCGATAAACGCTCTTGCTTGCTCTAATGCCGTTTGACTACCACCCTCACCTAATTTAACCAGCTTTCTTTGTTCGCCGAAAGCATCATAAATAAGACTGCTATGACCTTGAGCATTACCTATTGCGTTATATAGGTCACTTACCGCCTTGTGAGCCTCTCCTAGCGCCTTGCTTAGCTCAAAATGCTTTAGTATGCCAACACAGCGCCACATTTCGTTATCCATTGCTTTGTCAATATCTACGCCGCCATGCTGAACCTGCATAAGTAAGCCATGTATGTAGTCGATTGCTTGTGGCACTTGTTCGACTGTCATCTCATGAACACCCTCTAAGCCAAAGCGTTGATGCATCATTTTCCATACATCGGCATAAAAAGCGCCTGTTTTAGCACAAAAGGTATTTACTGCTGCACCTAATGGTTTTCTGTCAGCTATGGTTGAAAGGGTTTTTGTTTGTACTGGCTGACCAACCTCTTTGTCAAGAATATCGAGAACCCATTTACGAAATGCTTTGGCAATTTCGGTACGGGCAAACATTGCAAGTAAGTGACAACCTCGAAGTGAAAAAATTCGTACATCTCTTTTATTCCCTTCACCACTACCAAAACCTTTCACCACCATGTTAATAGTGGCGGTCATGCTACCTGTAAACTCGTCTTTATTGCGATTGTACAAATTAGATATCTTATCAGTTCTGCTATAGCCAAGAGCTTTAGCTATTTCGGTAGATGTTAACCATATTTGACCATTTTGCTGAACTGGGTTAAAATCAACTTCGTTAAAGGTTAAAGTATTCATATTAGTTTCCTTTGATTAGTGAGCGAGCAGACAATTCATCTTGGCGGGTGATGTCTGCTTTTTTATTGCCTTGGGTTTCTTCTAGCAGTCCTTCACTGTCTAAAGCTAACTTTAAATAGTAGATAAACTGTCTGCGAATAGACCTATCTTCTTGCTTGGCTCTTCTTTTAACGATATCCGCTAAATCATCGTCATAAATACACGTATACATAGTATAATTCCTTATATTAAGTGTTTAATTCAATCAACTTATTAAGTTTAATACGTTTTAATAAGTTAAAAGTATATTATACGACTAAAATAACAAGGTCAAGGGTTTTTTATGATTGATAATTTCCCAGCGCGTCTTAGATACTTCCGCTCAAAGCAAAACTTATCTCAAACTGATTTATCTGACTTGGTTGGTATATCCCAGAAGCAGATATCGGATTACGAGGTAGGTAACAGCATGCCGCGGCAATCCAACCTGTTAAAGCTTATTGAGGCTCTTAAGATTACCAAGCAAGAGTTTATGACCACCCCTATAGATACAACAAATGATCTGGTATCTGACTTACAGTTTTTTGAATTCCATAATGAAGCTTCCAACCTTAAAATATCTCTACCCACCACTATTGCTCAAGACCTTCCTTTAGATAAAGAAAAAATTATCCCAACTAGAATAAATGGGCAGTCAATGCTGCCACTATTAAATAATGGTGATATCGCTCTAATAGATACAAACCAAAATCAACCACAAGATGGTGAGGTTTTCGCTATCAGCTTTTTTAACGAAGAGTTAGTCGCGAGAGTTTTTAGAAATATAGATGGATCGATTATACTCTCTAGGGATAACGAGAGTTACCCACCAAAAACAGTAAGCCCTGCTGACATCGAAATAATAGGCAAGGTGGTTTATCGTATGGGTAGCATATAACCCACTTATCATCTCACTTTTCCTTGCCCCCCATATTGAGGGTCAAGGGATAAGTTATTGATTTTAAGGTATATATTAATATTACTCTGCATATTTGCAGACTGCATAATAGTTGGTTCATTATATTTGCAGAACAGTTATTCCAAAGAAAAACCCACCGATTAAATGGTGGGTTTTTCAATTCTGCTATTATTATTTATCTATCCCTGCGGCTTTACAGTCTGTCTTTTCTATCGCTTTCCATTCGTTGTACTTGGCTTCATCTTGAGATTGCAGATAGGCGGCGCTCACCATTCCTGCTTGTACGCAAGTTTGTATAACGTCACCTTGTTTTTTAGCTATATCGTACTGAGCAACCATATCATCGGCTACTTTATTATGAATCTTGTCCATCTGCATATCTGTTGCGGCATCACAGCCAACTAAAGATAAGACAAACAATGTTCCCACTAATATATTTTTCATTACGCTATCACCATTAATCGATTATATAGCCATATCATAACCGATTGTTGCCGACTTAACTATCACTACTAACGTCCTTCATTTTTGCCTGCTCTCTTTGCTCGGACAGTACAATATCATCAATCGCAAAGATAATCGGATCAAGCATACTTCGTGACATAGATATAGGATGCGCGTAAACCACGTCTGTTACGTCTTTAACACTTATAGGTAATGGATGTCCTTCAACGTATCTACGTCCCCTAGAGGCGTAGTAGTACGTTTGCAGTATGTTTTGTACGCTGTCATCAAAACTTGGCGGCTCTGGCACATCAAGCCCTAGATGCGCCATTACCTGCACATCAAACTCTGTTAGGCTCGCGTAGTTTTTTTCCCAACTAAACCTCTCAATGGCTTTTTTTTAGTATCAGCCGCTTGTGCCGAAAATTCTTGCGCCATTTCGTGAAAGTTATCAGAGATAAAACCGATAAACTCAGCATTTTCGTCATCATCACCAACAGACGCACACAAGGCAATGAAGTTATCACCGTTAATGGGTGCAGTCTTACCGTCACTGGTTTTAACATCCCAGTCAGTGATTAGGTACTCACCGATGACAATCATCATGCCTTCGCCCTGTGACAAGGTTTCAACAGCATTATTTGCCTTTGATAGTGCCTCTTTTGTTAGTGGTTTTTCGGGATTCTGCAATTTTTTTAAGGCAGACACATAGTCTTTATCATCACTGATACGCATGGTCAGTGAAAGCAAGTCTTTATAGTTAAGCTCACGTACCACTTCGCCAAGCTTCTTTGGTTTCAAATCTTTTAAAGTAATAGCCATCTTTATAATCCTTATGGTTTAACACGTTTGAGTGTTGGTGCGTCTGCTGGTACATCAGCGTAAACGGTGTAAGTTAATTGAGCTTCTAATCGGTCTTTACCGCCCGATGGAATGTCCCCTGATACTTGCGCCTTTGGAATCGTCAATACATAAGTATCGCCGTCCGTAAATTTAATCGTGGCTTCAATCGATACCGGTGCGCCTGTTAGCTGCTTGCTCAATAAGTCTTGCGTCTTTTGGCTATAGGCTAGAGTAATCGAACCTGTCATATCAGCCATCATCTCAAGCAATGCCGAACCGTATAGACCTGCACCTAAGCAGTTTTGACGCTCAATGTTATTGGCAAGCTCAAAGCTAAACGCTGTCACACATGACACGTTTTTAGTCGTCACACCATCAATCTTAATGTCACTGACTGATAGCGAAGTCGCTTTAGGTGACGTTACCGCTGCGGCTGGCGTAGTTGAGAATGGCGTAACCGCTGCCTCATACCCTGCACCCATAAAGCCAAACGTCATGCTGATAAAGCCGCTTTCAGGAATATCTAGCGAGAAGCTATTAACTCGCATACCTGACCAGTAGTGATACTGGGTAATATCCTTATGGGCTTTTTCCATTGCAAACGTGGTGACCACATCGCCGCCAAAAGTGATGGTATCGGTCTTAACTGGTACGCCAACCACCCACGCATTACCTGCTGCTGCTGCGATTAGATCATCGTAAGCACCTTTAATCATTTCTACTTCAACATCGCCCTCAGCATTGGCAGACGTGACTGCACCTGCTGTCTTTAAGCGGCTGTCATTGATTGTTTCGCTATCTGTCAGCTCAACCGTGTTATTTAGACTATCTGATACACGGGGTAAGGTTTTCCAACCTGTTACGGGTTTAGTGCCTGCGACCAATTGCGGCGCGTATGCAAGCGTGACCTTATTTCCACGAGACATGTCTTTCTCCATTACATAAAAAAGCCCTCATTAGCGAGGGCATAGGTTTTCGTTAAGTTATTTAAGCGCCTGTAGCACTTCGGGTAGTCTGATAGCTACCGCAGTCAATGAGACTAAGATAGCGATAAATGCAAAAGCTGCTACGGTCTGCCATAATCCGTATTTCTCAATACTGTATTTCATAGCGTCCACCAAATCTGTGATATAATTCATTTATGATTTACTCCTAAGTGCTGTTAGGTGTGAATACAAAAACCCCGATGACCGCCACAGTCTCGGGGTTTTGCTTTATGTGTAAAAAAGAGGGACTGACAACCGAAGGTAGAAATCATCGTCAGCCCCAAAGCGTAAAATTCGGGTATAAAAAAGCTCACCTGTTAGGGTGAGCTGTGTTTGTATGGTTGGGATTTGAAATCCGACCCTTTAATTCCGCATTTGAGGTGCGGAACCTTGCTTAGCCTTCGTCACAAGTAAACGGCACATAAACCCGTGAGCGATAGTGAATGTTTTTATCACCATCGTTCGGGAAGTTCACCGTATTGGCTGGTGCTGTCCAAAAGTTAGTGGTTGACCATAAGCCGAACCATTGCTCAATAGCATCGGTCAACTCAAATATGCGTCTAGTACCTACGTCTAGGCGCTCAAAGGCATCAATCACAATAACGCCTGTGCGCCTCGTACACGGTTCTTGACCGATACTAGCTACCTTATGTAATACAAACTCTATATCGTGCAATCTAAGCCATCTACCGCTTATTGGGATAGGTTTATTCGGTACGTTAGGGTATGACTTGCGTTCTTTGTCGATAGTGTCGAACGTAAACGAGGCAAATCTACCCTCTACCAGTTGTCTAACCGTTTCTTTGCTCATCGTCTGCCTCGTCTTTCTCGCTATCAAGATAATCAATAAATAAATCAGCAGCAAACAGCGCGATCATTAAGAGTATTTTCATGTTAACGCCTTATTTTGGGCGATAAAAAAGCCCTCGTAAGGGCTTGGTGTTTTGATCGGAGTTACTTGTTGTCTGCAATCAACTTATCGACCGCTTGCTTTAGATTTTCCCATTCAGCAACATCAATAAAGACGTGGTTAGCATCATCTTCAATGGTAATAAAATCAGGCTGATTATTACCCCTGTCAAAACATGCGCTTACTTTATCGCTTATATGAACTCTGTCACACATAACAAACCCCTTGTTTTGAGTTTATTATATCATCGATACCAAGTAGCGACACCCAAGAAAGCTACAGTGAATACGCCATTTGGCGCAAATCTTGAATGCCCTCGTTCCAAATATTTGGCATAGGGCACTGTTGAGCTTAAGAATACGCTGTGTAGCTTATCGACTGGCATAGAGTTAATAACCCCCATGCCGTTAGCCATCGCACCGCCACGCCCTATTGTTTTGCCTTCTACATACGTCCAATTAGGCGCATCTAGCGATACCGTCATATTTCCGACATAGTTCGACGTGTCAACGGGTGCAAGGTCAACTAATGCAGTCAACATATCTGTACTGGCGTCTTTAACACGCTTAACCGCTGCTCTCTCTACAACATCAGCAAACAGGCTTGGTGATTTATCCCACATTAAGCCCCCTTAGCTGCATTACCCACAGCGAGCTTGTAGCGTCTTGGCTCACGTTTAACACACGCCTTGCTACATTGTTAGCGGTTATCACATCATCGACCTGTGGCGCGATTGTGGACTCAATCTGCAAGCATAATAGCTTTACGTCTGTGATCTCTATTTGTGTAGCTTGTAATTCTTCTTTGTTATAATTCGAGATAACACCGCGTCCGGTATAGCTTATATCTGCGCCACCAACGTACTCACCTAGCACGGGGTCATACTCACCCGTTGCACCCTTGCGAGTAGCAGCAAACGTTGTAACAGCGTCTTTTAATTGGGTGTCAAAGGCTTTCGGCAAGTGCTTATTGATAATCGCGTTAATCATACGACCACCATACCGATGCCATTGACTTTAGGTTTGATTAACAGGGCGAATAACTGCCCGTAGCTTGTCGAGTTTAGCCAATCGTTAATATGAGCGACCTTATCGCCAAACTGTACTTCAACAGTGTCCGCCTTAACTTTAGTGACGTATGGCTCACTCACGCCGCTATTTGGTAGCAGTGTGAGTAAATGAGCCGTCAAGTAAGCTGTGGCTAACTCTGTTTTATCATCACTAATATCATAAGTTGTAATCAGAACCCCAGCATCACTCAATGCAGTTTGAATCTCATTGTCATTATCGAATGACGGATAACGCGCTTTAAATGATGCTAAGTCCATGATGATTACTCTTTATCTTTGGTTGATTTACTTGCCGCTTTGCCAGTCTCGATTAGACCAGCATCAAGCCATGCTTTGACCACATGGTTTTTATCATCAAACTTATCAATATCGATGGTTTGACCTGCATCGACCGCCTGACCGTCTGCAAACTGCAAGCGGCTGTTACTCTTGTTGGTTACCTGCATATTAAATCCCGTCCATATAACGCATTGCTTCCTTCGTGCGGACTTCTAATCCACCTAAGCGGAAGATTCCTGGAACCACATAGTTAAGCGCACCCACTTGTACGGCTGGTAAAAATTTGTGCATCATTGGAATATGCAGCTTTAACACACGCGCATTGTTTGAGTAAGCCACAGCACGGTCAATCGTGCCACCAGCGCCACCAGCTTTTAGTTTGCTAACAGCACGGATGGTTAACGGCTGACCAGTGATAGCGGTATAAGTATTGTACTTTTGAATAAAGCTCAACAATGTACCGCCTTCTTTACTTGATAACGGCGTAGAGGCAAGGTAGGTAAACACGCTATATGGTAGCAATAGCGTATCAGCCGCCATTTGGTACTCAGTATCAGCAGCCGTACCACTGATTAGCTTGTTGATAGCTGCCAAGATTTCATCTTCGGTTGACAGTAAGAATGTCTTAGCCGATGAATCAATCGTCACGCCTGAGGTGTTAATCAAGCCTTGCATATTCTTGCTTGCATCACCAGTGATCGCGACCTTATCAACAAAACGCTCATAGGTCTCACGCGCTGCGATAGCATCAGCATTTTGCAGATTCACGCCATACGCTAATGAGGCTTGCACTTCTTCATAGCCAAACGTGTAACCCACACCAGCCATATGTACTTCTGACTGTGATTCGCCATACTTGTTGCCAGCAGTCGGAATATCATTAGCATTGCCGTTAATCCAATCCGCATTGCCAAATGATTCAGCATCGCGGAATGTGATGGTTTTCGTCCACTCAGGCGCACTATTATCAATAGGCACTAAATCAGGATAGACAATCTCAGGGAAAATGGTGCGGTTTACTTCGGTTTCGATATGATTGCGCTGATTTTCGACAAACGCAAGCATGGTTGGGGCATCATATACTTTCATGTTTTTATCCTATTTAAGACGTAATTGAGCAAGACCACCGATAGCGGCTGAGGTATCATAAACAGCGTTTGCCATTGCAACGGTCACAGTAGTTGCGATAGTCTTAGCAAATTCGCCAGTGGCAACCGTAACGGCAACCGGATCACCAGCTTTTACAGCCTCAGCAACCGTCACCCAAATCACGCCACGGTCAAGAACACGGGCTGACTCGTATTGGCTAAACTTACCGTTGCCTTGCAAATCACTTGCGGTACGGTCAAGGACAGTTACACCGACAAACTTAGTATCACCAGCTTGAGTAGCGCGAGCACCTTTATCATTTACGCCTTGAGCGACTGGTTTACCGAATGCGATACCAGCCGCATCTTCAACAGTACGGCTAATGATATTGCTGTTTTCAGTGTTAGCGATTGCACCAGCCACACCTTTATCCATCTC